GTTGAACTCTTTGGTTTGCTGATTGCTTTTGTATTCATAGATGAAGATCACCCGGTCATACGGGAGGCCCATCATCTCTTTGGCCAAGGCGAGGTAGATCGCCGTCTGCCTGATGTGTCCTGGAAGTGGCCGCTTCAAGTCCCTCCAGATACCATCAAGGTCATAGACCTTCTTACCCTCCACGGTTTCTTTATGGTGATCCCTAAGGAGGCCCGGGTCTTCCAGTCGAAGGGTTCCCTGACCGATCGACTTGATTTCTACCAGCGCGTTGAGATCGGGGATGGCTCCGTCCTCGTGGCCCGCAATTAGGTACTTCTCCTCACCGTCGAGAGGTACCTCCTTGTACCTAAGGAAGGTCTTTGGTCCTCCGCATTTTGGGCAACTGGTGGGTGAGGTGGCAAACCACGAATGAAGACAGTAGATGCACTTCCACCGTCCCCAGAGCCTGCCCATATCCCATAGGCGTCCCTGCCACTTTTCATGGATGGTGTTTCCCTCGTCGAATATGTTCTCCAGCACATGACTGTGGGCCTTCTGAGGGTTCGTCTCCTTGGCACCTGCCAGCCTGTAGTTCGACTGTCTAGGGCACCAGTCTGAATGCGCCATCTCCGAGGGGTGCAGAATGTCCTGGCGACGGTCCGAAGGCTGGTCGATACGATCGATCAGGAACTTCTGAACATCACGCAGCAGAAGAGAGGGGCTCTTGTTGATCTCCGCTAAGTCCAGCAGCCTTCCTTGCGGCTTGACGAGCCTCGATTTCTTCGAGGACGAACTCAAGGGGCGGGGCACTCTCGAAACTCCATTCTGCTCTGGGCACATTCCTTCTCATCCAATGTCGCTGCTCGGAGTACAGGCCACCCCATATCCCATAGTGCTCATTGTTTACTGCTGCGAACATCAGACACTTCTGCCTTAGCGGGCAGATAATACCGTCGTTGTCTCCGTTGCAAACCTGCTTCGACTCATCCATGTCGTTGAACCAAGGATCACGCTCCTCGGAGCCCGGGAATATCAGGCACTTAGCCGCCCTTTTCGGGTCTCCTCCCCCGTCCCAGTGAGGTGCAGGAATTCTTAAATGCATGACCATCTAGATCGCCCAGCGCAGTTCTTCTAGTTCAATTCGCTGGTCGCGGTAGTCCGCCTCTCGGAGGATGACGAACTCCTCGCCGGAGAACGAGATGGTGAAGATGCTGTCTCGTCCATCTATAAGCGCGATCTTCTCGGCCTTAATGAGGTCTGCCAACTTCAGGCTGAATGACTTGGCGTCGGTGTACTTGGCCTCAATGCTGAGGGAGGGGGTCTTGACATCGTTCTTGTGGACCCAGCCATTTCCCGAGCCCGGGGTTACCCGACCGCCGTATCGCTTGGCTAGCCGAGCCTCCTGCTTCTGGGACTTCTTGAGGCTGCTTGCGCTCATTCGTGGGCCTCGTCGACGACGATCCCAACGCGCTCGGCGTGATGCTCTGCGCGGGCCAGGAGGATCGCCCGAGTACGGTCGACGTCCTTGGTGAAGTGTTGGATCGCGTATACCCCGGTCCATGCGACGTCGGCCAGTTCGTCGAAGAGGGCGTCCATGGATCCGTATTGACCCTTGCGAAAGTTCTGGGCCGTCACGCCGATCAGAGCGTCGATGGCCTCACCGGCCTCCTCCTGGACCTTCGACACCCGAGCCCAGTCCTGCGCCAACGGCTGCTCGTGGTAGGCCGGACCTGCACCGTCGTCGATGCGCTGATCGAGAGCCTCGACGAGACGCCACAGTCGCTCACTCATCCGAGCCCACCAGGATTACCTCGAAGTACGCGGCGCTGTCAGAAATCTTGAACTGCGCAACCATTTCGCTGACGCCATACATTTCTCCATCCCGGTCGGCTACGCCCCACCTACTGAGCAGAGGGATCACCTGATCCAAGGCGGTCTCGTCAAACGCGACCTCGCCTACCTTCTGCCCTGTCTCATCCAACTCGTGGCGTATTCGAATCTCGGTCATTGCTTATGCTCCTCGTTTGTTTTCCTTCGGCGCGTTACCTTCTTGACGCCAGCAGTCTCAGCAGCCACAACGTCATCGTCGGTTAGGTCTCGCTGGATCTTTGGGTCCTGCAGTGCGGCTAATATGGCGGCGGTCACCTGTTCCTGAAGGTCAACGTCGGAATACAGAGCCTCCTCCATATCGGCTTTCCCCTGCCACCGGTAGAGAGGCTTTCCTTTCTCATCCACCTGCCCATTCTCGAATGAGAAGTAGGCCCCCCGACGTTTGATGACATCGAACAGGATGCCCATGATCTCGACTTCCTTGATCGCGTCGTAATCCCCCCGTTTGAATCCCCTGACCGGGGCGTCACGGAAGTAGAAGTCAATACTGGCTGTCTGCTGAGGGGCGGACGACTTGTTCTTTATCGTCTTTACCTTGATGACCTGACCGACATTGACCTTCAGGTCTTTACCGGGAACAGCCTCCTGTATCCATTCGGCTCGACGGACGTCGACTATGACATAGAAGGCATAGTTCTTGGCCTTTCCACCGGGCGTGGTCTGCGGGGTTCCTTGTGGGGCCCACTGACCTATCGCATCGCGATACTGGTTGATGAAGAACCCGATGAAAGGTCTCTCGGTCTCATCAGTGAGCGACCGCCTTGCGGCCCCGGCCTTTCGAAAGAACTTTCCAGTGAGACGAGCACCAACCGCAACAACGGCGTCATCCATACCCTTCTCGGCCTCCTCATCGGCCACCAGAGCCGGGTAGGAGTCGAGCACGATGGCATCCACGCTCTTGGACGCGGCGAACAGCAGCATCGTCTCGTAGGCCTCTTCCATTCCCTGCGTGGGGTGGACGATGACCCTGGAGTTGTCAACACCCAGGGCCTCAGCCTGATCTGTGTCGTAGTGCTCGGCCGCGATCCACAGCGTGGTGAAGTTGGGGTCAAGGGCTTGGTTGGCCGCTAGGGTCTTGTAGACAATCGCGCTCTTGCCGTGGCTCTCATGGCCTCTGACTTCTACCCACTGGTTGGCTGGCCAGCCGCCACCGAGGGCGACATCCAACGACAGGGATCCGGAGGGGAACCTCTTGGCGATCTTGATGTCGGACCCGAGGATGACAGCCCCGGCACCATACTTCTTACACACGCTGGCGATCAGCGCTCGGGCATCAGAATTGATGGTGGCCAACTGGGTGTTCTCCTAGGGTAGAAACCGGAACATAGAAACCGTATCTTGCCAAACGGTTCCTTGTCCAGTGGAGTATCAACTACCCCAGGATGTTTCTCAGATCCTGCTAGCCGTCACTACGTCAACCATCCCAGTAACCGGGAGAGAGCACTGCTGCTGGGCCGACATCACGAGCGCCATGGTCTCGCGGTCATAGGAACCGGTCACCCGCGCCTTCAACTTTCGTTGCACGAGTTCCACGTCGGGCCCGGTGCTGCCAACGGTTAGGATATGCTGAAACCAGCCGTAATCACTCAATGTCTATGTACCGCTTTCTTGGGTCAATCAGTCGCTAAGTCGAGCGACGATAATATCGGGGTGGAAGTTGTTGATGCTTCCTTTTCCGCCGCCTGAGGCCACCTGCACGGTGGGCGCTGCGGGGGCTGCTCCGGAGGGAATTCCTGCTCCGGCCATGGCTTGCTCGAAACGACTATTGTATCCGCATTCGAAGCAACGTTCGTAGTTGTTGCTGGGCCCGGTGCGGCCGTAGTTCCCCCCACCGCATTCCGGACACGTGCCTGCATTTCGAGACGCAAGAGGCTTCTTGGTCTTAACCTCCACCGGCTGCTCAGCCTGCTGTGGCGGATCCTGTTGTGCAGGCTGCTGCTGGCCATTCAGGAGTGGGTTGGAGAACCATGCGCCCTGAACCTGCACAGGAGCCACAGGGGCCTCCACAGGGGCCTGAGGGGGGGCCCCAGCAAGACGGGTAGCCCAGAAGTTCATGCCAGTGTTCCTTCCACGGTGTATCCATTGATCTTGAGGATTCCAAGGTCAAGCATCTGCACGATCACCGCTCGGGTAACCGCGAGGTTTGTTAGGGCCATGGTGCCAAGCGGAACCATATACGCGGCATCGATGGGCTTGCCCTCATGAAGCAGGATAGCCTTCTGCATGAGGTCGGATGCTACTGCGGTGAACAGGTCGATCGAAGGCAAGATAGTCCGCAAGTTCCCACGTCGCTCGTCCCCAGCAGCCTTCTCCATGGCCGCAACCTCTTCTGACCCGGGGAGCATTCCCATCTGAGTGAACCAAGCATTGTGCTTGTCGGGAGGAACAATATCCTCGGCGATTCTGGTGCGCAGCATCGGTATATTAAGGTACTCGATGTCCATCTTCTCAGCCATGGTTTCTCCGCTCATTTCGCATCAGCCCAACGCTTTACAACAGACAGATCTATGGTCATCGGTACTGACAGCAAGGCTTGTATCTCTTCACCTAGCATCGCCTCCCGCATAAGGCGAGAGCCTTCCTCCACCATACCGTCCGGGCAGGTCATAACAAGTTCGTCGTGGACGGACAGGATCAACTTCATCTCCGGTGGCAGGCTGGCATGCAGGCGGATCATGGCGAGTTTGATCAAGTCGGCGGCAGATCCCTGGATGAGGCTGTTGACCGCTTGCCTCTCGGCTGCCATCCGCTGGCCCTTATCCGCGCGGAACAACTCCGGCAGGCGCCTCTTACGGCCGAGGAGCGTCCGGATGTGCGCAGGTCGCCTGGACTTGGCCACCCGGATCACAGCATCCTTGAACGCATAGATCTCGGGGAACTCCCTCTGGTGAATGGCCAGGAACATCTTGGCCTCCTTAACCGTGATCCCCGCCGTGGATGCTGTCGTCTCCGCGCCACTTCCATAGACAACGGCGAAGTTCTCTGTCTTTGCGACGCCTCGCATCTTCGCGGTGACCTCCTCTACTGGTACACCGAACAACTTGCTTGCGGTGGTCACGTGGGCGTCAATTCCGTTGTTGAAGCCGTCTACCAGCGCCTTGGCGTGGGAGAAATGGGCTAGTACCACGAGTTCAATCTGCCCATAGTCGGCGCGAATCAGGCTCTCTCCCTCCGGGGACACAAAGAGTCCTCGAATTCGACGGCCGAGATCAGTGTCAGGAGCAGGTACGTTCTGAAGATTCGGGGTTCTACAAGAGCAGCGACCCGTCACAGTTCCGTACTGAACCATATCGGCATGGATGCGACCACTATGTATCCGACAGGGCTTATCCTTAGCCTCCGGGTCTCCAAGATACCCAATGACGTAGGTATTAAGCAGCGTGGATATCTCTTGGAAGTCACCAAGTGCCTTAACCACAGGATTGTGGGGGAAGTGTTTTAGCGCTTCCGCGTCGGTAGAAGGTTGTCTGCTGGGAGGGGGCGTAAACTTCTTTGGCTTGAGCCCTTGCCCGCTATTCTCCTTTGAGGAGAAGAGAACCTTAACCTTCTGCTGGGGTGAGTTGATGTTGAATCTCTGACCCGCAGCCTTGTAAACATCAGCCTCAAAACCCACCAGCCGCTCCGAAAGGTCTTCCTTCAGGGCCAGCAACGCATCTACGTCGACCAGGGCCCCCTCTATGTTCATGTCACACAGGACTGGGAGCAGGTCCATCTCTAGCCCGTAGACCTGCTCAAGACCCTCATCGATGAGCAGCGGAGTAAACTTCTTCCACAGGAAGTAGGGGAACTTTGCGTCCATGTACGAGTAGTGCGCCACCTTATTGAACCCATGGATCTCAACGCACTTACCTGTGTTCTCCTTGTCATAGTCAACCCCGTAGTACTTCTTTACCATCTCTTTCAGTTTCTTTGACTTTATGTTCTCATCAAGGAGCCACTGCATGACGATGGTGTCCGCATACGGGCCGGGAGGAATCCTGCCCCCGAGATACTTTGCGGAGACAACTAGATCGAAGGTGGCGTTCTGGGCGATCTTGATCTTGTCCGACATAAAGAGGGGTTTGACGATTCCCCAGACCTCGCTAGGGCGCATCTGGGGAGGAGGGGCGTCCCACACGGCCGGGAACTGGTCGAACTTTCCTGTGACCTTGTCCTTCTTGCGGGTAGCACGTGAGATCAGACGTGATCCATTGGGGTGCCCCGAGGGGATGGACACGGCCATGCCGTCGGTGGCCAGGGACAGCCAGGAGACGGGTGCTAGAACCGGAACGCCTCGGTTGGGCCCCGTCGTTTCCGTGTCGAATGCAAACGCTGGCTTAGTCATAAAATAGTCGACGACGGAGTGCAGATGTTCAGGAGTGAGCACGGTGTTGCTACTGATGCTCACAGATCGAACCCTTCGTGCCAGAGGAGGCCTCTCGCCCCAGCGACCTCATGCGGGGCTGGGGCGAGAGAGTTGTGACCCCTCGTTCTCAACCACCTGATCTGTGGCTGAGACGAGAGGCGTTTTTCAGTCGCCGAGAATTTCGTCAGCGATCTCAGCCAGTTGGTTCTTGGTGTGGAACTCCACGACGTCCGACTCATATGCACTCGCGGAGAAGTCATCAAGTTCATCCTCGGACAGGGGCTCGATGTCCCAGTCCTCCTTGACATCGCGCGCCTTGACCGGAGTGACCACATAGACAGTCTTGCTGCCACTACCAGACTTGGAGACCGAGAAGTAGATGTCGTCCCGATCGAGGGGGCCAACCTTCTTGTCCTTGTGAAGGTTCTTCAGAGTCGTAGCCACCCGGCTCCCAACTGTCCAGAGTTTGTTGACTGGCTTGTCCGGGTCGGTCAGGTCGACGACGTTGAATAGGATCTTTGCGCTGGGTCGGTCTCCAATGTCCTCACACAGGGGGCAGCCATCACCAAGACAGATCCAAGACCGCTTTCCCTTGCGCTCGATCCAGTGCTGCTTGTAGACGGCGAAAGGCTCACCATCGAGGAAGTGAACCAGGATTGCCTCGTCGGTGACCTCAAGTTCGTCCGGGAAGTCGTCACTCTTGGCCGCGTCTGCGGCGTCCCAGCCGCTAGAGACCTTGGGCTTGACCACCTTGGGCTTGTCCTTGGGTGCAGCCGTCCGTCGGCGACCACGTGGGGCACTGTCTTCGGAGTCCTCAGAGGTGGGGGTACTAGCGACATCATCCACGGGCTCATACTTCTTCGCCGTAGCGGAGTCGGAGGAACGACGACGGGTAAGGGTTCGTGCCATAGTGTCTTATTCTCCTGTGAATCGGTAATCGGCGATGAATGAATCAGTTTGTGTAGCGGAGGCAGCCTCAACCATCTCGTCTTCGAGCAGCCGGTCGAGCGTATCGTTGGCGAACTTCTCGACAGGAGTCTTACCCGCTTCAGATGAGTCGAATTCGATCTCGGCCCCGAACGTGATGTTCTCGTACTTTCGGGGCTGGAGCGAAAGAGTGCGGTGGCGGCGTATCAGCATGGCTCATACCTCTTTGGTTGAGGCGAGTTGCTTGAACAGTTCAATTGACCGTGTGGTGAACTGAGTCCCACCGATTGCACGTTGGTGGCTTATGAGGATTCCTTCCTCAACCGCCAATTTCACCAAGCCTTCGACCTGTTCCCTGGTGTACAGGCGCCTCCGGCCATTCTTGCTTTCCGAGTTGATCTGATAGGTCGCCTTAGGAATGATGCCCTCTCGCTCCCACAAACGCAGGGTCACGGGACGTCGGCCAAGGGCCAGTGCTAGGTGGCCAATGGTGAAGAACTCGCGCTCGACCCCATTGACCTGATACTTGCGAGGGTGCCTGTCCCACTCAGAGTCGACACCAATGTGGTGCGTCCGGCTATCCACCGAAGGGTGGTTAGGGTGCCGCACGATCGGGTGACTAGAGCCTGGGTAGAACTCCGTGGTGGCAGCGCTCATCAAGAGGCCAAAGGCTTGTAGGCGAAGGTCTCGTTCTCGACGAAGAGCGAGTCGAGTTCCTTGTCAGTGATAAGCCCCTGCTGGTTCAGGACGTAGACCTCGTTCTGGTCGAGCACTGTGACCCAGGAGACGGAGGCCTCAGGAACCTCAACGGACTTGGTGCCATCAGCGGGGAAGAGGCGGACACTATGCCCCTCCGCTACGCCGAAGGTAGACTCGATTTCCATCGTCGAGTTGATGGTCACGATCGTGCGCTGCACCCGGGACAGCAGGCCCTTGGGACTGAGCAGTGCTTCGGCAGCCTCCTCGTCGAATGAGGTAGACACCCGGCGCTCACGCTTGACGCTGCCGAACTCCTTGCCTGCTACCAGGACAGGAGTCGGCAGGGCCAGTGTCTTATGGCCCTTCTCATCCACCTCACCATGCTTATCGAGGTAGGTCATGATCTCGTCACGAAGTTGCTCGTAGCGTTTCTTGAGGGCTTCGGACTCTGCCTTGCACACGAGGTGCTGCGTGATCTTTCCAACAATGCCGCTGCGAGGGCGGGTGGTCCGTCGTGTCACGGTACGGGTTGTGGTGTTAGGCACTTCTTTCCTTCAATCTCGCTCCGTAGGAACGGGCGTCGTGGTCTTTCTGGTCCGGGCGCAGGGCTGTTTCCTTGCAGTTCTCGTAGACGGTGATGATCGTCATGGTCACCGGTTCACACACGGTCACGATGCCCCCACGGATCCTGCGCAGTTGTCCGGGGAACCGGAGGCTCTCGTAGGAGATGCTCGGGTTGTTGGCAGCCTCAAGAACGGACTCGAAGGAGAAGCCCTTCTGCTCGGCCTGCCTCTTGGCATGGGGCTGCAGCGAGTAGTAGGGGCTAACTGACACGGGGTGGACGGTGGGCGCATGGACCGGCCTGCGTGTCGGCATCTGACTAGGTGACGGTGCTGGCATCTCGTGCTCCCCGGTTCGCTTGATGTGGTGTTTCCACCAACCGTATCCGAAGAACCGGTTCCGCGCAACCGTTACTTACTAAGTGCTCCCAGCAGGTGCTCCGTCAACGAGCCCACCTCGTTGATGACCCGGCCCTTGTCGTCGGCCCCCTCGTTGTCAAGGATTGCCGACCCGACCCGCCGCTTGTGGGCGATGAGTTCGTACTTGCGTGGCTCGGTGGTTCCCCTGGTGATCAGGTTGCGGACGTAGATGCTCTCGAAGGTGGAGGCTGCTCGGCTGTGGCGCGCGTTGATCTGGTCCTGCGTTCCCGCAGACCACGCGAGGTCATAGTTATAGAGGTAGTTCGCCATGTGCAGGTCCGTCCCGAAGGCGCCAGCGTGACTGCAGATGAAGAGTCGACAGTCGGGGTCCTCCCGGAACTTGGCGACCGCTCCGGCCTTGGCTGCGGCGTTCATCCCACCGTGGTACTGCACCGACCCAGCCAGTGGGCTCAGGGCCTCATCGATGGCGTCGAGCGCGCGGCGGTAGAAGGTGAAGATGATGATCTTGTTGTCAGGGTGTGAGTCAAGGACGGTCTGGACGTCCTCCTTCAGCACCGCCAACTTGGGGCTGTGGAGCAGGTCGTCTAAGAGCCCTGACTGCCACACCTCGTAGCAGTACTTGGAGCCCTGCCAGTTGGCACGCACAACCCCGGCCTCCTGCTGCTCCAGGGACTCTTCGTAGTCCATGCCGGAGGCCACGATGAGGTCCGGGTGGTCGAGGAGCATGTCTAGGGCCTGCATCCGCGCCATGATGCGCCCCTGCTGGGAGTTCTCATTCTGCTGCTGCTGGCCACTGTAGTAGGCTGTCAGGTCAAACTCTGTAACCTGCCCAGGCTTCTGCAACTCGGTAAGGAGTTCCTTTGAGAGCGTGCTATATACGTTACGGCTCTTCTTATCGAGATCGACGTAGAGATTGGACTCCTGTGTCTTGGGAAGGTACTTGGCCACCTCGGGATCACGACGGGTCTTTCTAACCATCACCTCGGCCAGTTTCGCGTGCAACACCGGCAGGTTTTTGTACCTCTGCACGCCCCCCCATGTGTTCCTCACGATATACGTCCGGTCAAATAGATCGAATCTCCCGAGAACTTCTGGGTCAATCCACTGCATGATTGAGAACAACTCTTCGGGCTTACCGTTCTCTACAGGAGTCCCGGTAAGGCCGAACCGGTAGGGGGCACTGAGTCGCTTGATCTTGCGGGTTCTTTGCGCCTTGAAAGTCTTGATGGCCGTTATCTCATCGAGGAATATGGCGTCTGGCTTAATGCGACGGACGTTGTTCCAGTCGTTGACCACATTCTCATACCCGAGGATGATGTAGTCGGGGCGGTGTACACTGCGGATAAACTCATACTGCTTCTCTCGCTTCGGCTTCGATCCGTCAATGACAATAGCGTCCTCGTCAACCGGAACAATGATGTCCTGCTTTACGCCATCAATGGTGAGAGTCTTCACACAGGTCTTCACGTCGACACCCCTTGCGAGGTGCTGAGCCCACTGCCACTTAAGTGAAGAGGGAACCACAATGATGCAGGTATGCGCCTCTTCCCGGGCGATCAACTCTTCCATTATGGCCAGCGCTATAATCGTTTTCCCAGTCCCCATCTCGTAAGCAACAAGAAGGTTGCCCCGTTCTAAGCCCCTATCTACAGCGGGATCTTGAAAGGGATACAGATCAACACTTAACATGTCAGAATCGCACCAGCGTACTGGAGATTGCAGTGTCAATGCTGTGTAGGATCTGATCGTCCGTCATGTTCCCAGGGTCCTTTATCTCCTCATCAAAGTCTGCGTAGTTGAGGAACCTTAGGATCATGCTCTTACCATAGGTGTCATTCAGCCAACGAGAGTAGGTCGTACCGTCTTTGTCATTGTCGAGGCCGACAATGCACTCGTCAGTAATAGCCTGAACGATCTTCATCTGAGCCTCGGACACACCAGCGCCATAGGAGGACAGCCCGCCTTCTACACCGGCCGTGAAGATACGCGGAACGTCTAGAGGGGACTCGATAACTATCGCAGGGCCCTCAACAAACTGCTCCAGACCGAACAGGGTCTGAGACTTCGTAACTTGCTTTGGGAAATTACTGAAGTACCGTTCGTTCTTTGCCTGCCAGCCCCAGAGTTTCCCGGTGTTGGGATCCCGAATAGGGGTGATCCAGCGGTCCTTGGCTGCGTCCCAGAGGATGCCATAGTGTTGTACGGATGCCAGCGACAGCCCGCGCTTGGCCAGGGCCTCGGCCGGTGGGTCAACGAAGAGGGCCAGTGAAGCCTCATTGATCTGGAGGGTGGTGTCTCGGGTCAGTAACCTCAAGCCCTTGGACTCGTCAAGTGTGCGCTTGACCCTCTCGATCCCCCCGCGAGCCCGGATCCATCCGACAGCGTCATCCCGGTCACACTTGAGCATGTGCTCCACGAGGAGCACGAAGGGGCCACGAAACCCACATGAGAAGCAGTTCATCACGGCTTCCTCCACATTGACACTGAAGGAGGGGTCTCGGTCCTCCTTACCTGTGCGCTCAAGGTGTGCAGGGCACCTAGCCAAGGCCTCATCCCCGGTGACCCGGAGCACCTCAATACCCAGTTCCTCCAGGGCAGAGAGCACATCTCCAGGTATTGGGGTACTGAAAGCGTCAGGGTGGTTGACCTTTCGCTTAGAAGGTCGTCTTCGAGTCATCCCAGTCACCCGTTCCCACATCAGCGAATGGGTCACCCTGCAGTTCCTCGAAGACTCCGATCTCCCAGTTCCACTGGATGAATACCTCCATTGGTGGGCAGTTACGTGAGGCCACAACCTTTAACTTGTTTATCTGAGGGTCATCAGTTCTTTCAACAGCAATAACTGTGTTAGCATCCTGCCCAAATGAACTTGCATATCCGATTGAGTTTAATGTTACCCCCTTTTTCCTGTCCATCTTCCACTCCAGCACCTGCGAGGAGATGACAACGGGGATCTCTTTGTTCTGAGCCATCCTCTTAAAGCCACGAGTGAGATTAGTAAGTGACTGAGTGGTGTTACTCTCGCCTGTAATCTCATCCATCATGAGATAAATACCGTCAACGAAAAGAATGTCCGGCTTAATCTTGTTGACCTTGGCTGAAATACCAGACAAGGTAGAGGCTCCGGAGGAGTCAGCAGAGAACCAGAAGGGTGGCATGCTCTCGATCTGTCGCATCATCTTCTCCAACTTGTCCCACTCGTCCTTCTTCAGACGACCAGTGCGAAGTCGGGTGTTTGAGATCCCCGCCTTGAACGCGTCAAAGCGCTCGGACATCTCGTCATTGCTCATCTCAAAGGTGAACATCAACACGGAGTGACCAGCCACCCAGGCAGCCATGGCCACGAGCAACATAACGGCGGTTTTCCCAACTTTTGGAGGCCCGGTGATGACTACGAGGTGTTCCTTCTGCAGGCCTTGGGTGGCCCTGTCGATCGTGTGAAACCCTGTGGGAGAACCGAGCAGGAAGTCTGGGTTGTCCCTCAATTCCAGGTACCGCTTCATGCGCTCCATGCCAGTCTCAGTGAGGTCGACGTCGCGGCCTACTGGGATGTCCGTGGAGATCTGGCTGATGGCGTCCATGAGTACGCCAATGGCGGTGTCCGGGTCTCGGGCTTCATAAGCCTCTACTGCACCCGACAGGCCCCCCTCCAGCAGTGACAGAGAGTGCTTCCGCTGGATCTCCTCGATGAGGAATGAGAGTGGCTCTGCCGCCTTGACGAACTTATACTCCGGGAAGTCCATCTTCAGGACCGAGACTGTCGGTACCGCCCCGTGCCGAGCGTTGAACTCGACGATGGTGTCGAAGACCCTGCGGTCCTTGGGGTCAAGGAAGAACTTGCTGGTGATCCCTGCTTCTGATATTGGGCCGAGATCCTTGTCAGCAAGGATCCGAGAGATAAGTAACCGTTCAGCGTCGATGGCCGAGGGCTCCCATCAGGATTGGGTTGCTCGGGTCTACTCCATAGCCCTTGGAGCCAAAGGTGAAGTCCGGGTTAGCAGAAGCAGGATAGAACACTCCAGCCACGTCCAGTCGATAGTTTAGGGATCGAGCCAGCAGCAACTTGTCACTGTAGATGACATGCCCTATCGGAAGTCCCTGCTCATCAATAAGGTCCCTAAGAGGAGCCACCAATCGTTCGTCAAGGAATGTCACCACATCAACGGCGTAGTTAAACCTTCCGTATGTGATATCCCAGATAGAACGCTGCAGTTGCTCGTTCAATTCAAATGTCCTGATGGCAGTCCCATACCGGTGGAGTTTCATCGCGGCCGAATACTTAGCCCGGGCTCTGGCATCTGGGTGTATCCCCAGGAGCCCCTCGAACACCACGAGCAGCCGGGGCTCAACCCTGTTGCTTATGTCACCTCCGCGCACGGTCAACCCTTTTCGGTCGGTCGGACTTCTCTGTCATCTGCCACCCTGCTGCACCCACACGGTGGTCATCAGTGGTCATCGTGATTAGCCCGAAAGCCTCCTGCACAAAGGAGCCCATGGACTCGTTGTACACCGCTGCCCAGTCACCAAAGCCCACGTTGGTGGTCATCAAGGTTGGGAGAGCATCCCGATGCCGCTGGCGCAGTAGGAGATCCAGTTCTTTGGAAGCGAAACCGCTTGCACCGTCATGCTCCTTGCCGACGTCATCGAGCAGGAGCACCGGAACACTACGCACTCCGTCGATGACCTGCTGAATCTCACTCCAGCGGTCCTCATAGCCCTTCTTGCTCTGCAATGACCACTGCTCCTTGCGCATCGATATGTAGTCGGCGTAGGCGACGAACAGCACTGGGGTCTCCCAGTTGTCATGTAGTTCTGGGTAGGTGTAGTAGATTTCCAATAGTGTCGCAGTAGCCTCCGAGGTCTTCCCCGTACCGGCCGCGCCGACCCAAGCCAACCCCTGCCCGATCCCCACCATCGGTGGGTAGTCGGCTAGTTCCCGATTCTCACTCAGTAGGTGGTCGGCTAGGTGCCTTACAAAGTTGAGGGCAGCAGGAGACTCATCCTCTCTCTGGCCGAGGCGGAGGGACTGCAGGCGCTTTGGAATCCTGCACTCTCCCAGGCGAATCCGGTGTACCCGTGGGTCTATTGTCACAGACAACGTCACCACCAGCCTGCCCAGTGAATCCGATGGGCGTGGCTCATCCACTCATTGATGGCTGGTGTGTTTGGCCCATCCATAAGAACATGCGCATCCCTCTTCATGACTGAATGAAGTCGCTCCCTAACGGAATCCACGCGTCGCAGCGCCTCTGAGAAGGCCACCTCTCCACGCTTGACCTCCATACACGACTGAAGCATTCCGCCTGTTAGTGGCAGCGTCAGGTGTCCTTGGGTCATCAACTCCAGGCCTTGCAGGCCGAGGCGCAGGGCGTGACTTGCGTACTTCGTGTCATATCCGTACTTCTCGGTCAACTCGGGCCGGTTAGGGACACGAGACTGGTGGCCCTCTCCCGTCATCCGCTGTCGCTGGCCGTCGAGGTACCCAAGGAACCGCCACCCTGCCTTGGCCGAGACGATCTGAGGAGCCAAACGCCGGAGTTCCTGGCCGAGGTCTGTCTCGATGAGCACAGCGTCCTCAGGCGCGTAGAGCAGCGTCAGGATGGACGGGTTGCCTGCCGTCGCCAGCCGCATGAACTTCCGAAGCGAGTAGATAGTCAGGTCGGTGTCACCCGGGCCAGAGCGCACGCCGTTCGGCTGCGTCCGCGAGACATAATGCTCTGCGGTTGGCATAAGGCCCATGACCTGCTCAGGGCGCTCAATGTAGACACCCATCTCATCGTTGTCATCTGTGCCGGGGATTGCCATTCCATGGACACCGGATCCGACGACAGTCCTAAGGATTTCATTGCCCAGCGCGATATCCCGATCTCCTACGCTGACGTTCATGGGTTGGCCACCTTCACGGCGCTTACGGCGAAGTCCTCGACCTCACGCGCCCACTTGGGCAGGTACCCGACATCAAGAGTCTGGGTGCCAACACACCTCTCCCAGTTCGCTCCCTCGTATTCCTCCCGGACCTGCATCCAGTCGGCCCAGAAGTCTCGTCCCCGCTGTGTGACGATCACGCAGGCTCGGTTCGGACTGAACGTCCTGTCGTGGTACACCGCGTCCCGCAACTTGCCCCAGTCCTCATCCTCGTCCTTCACGATCCAGATTGAGTGCTTGCGGAGTTCAGTCGGGTCTTCGATCTTTAGGACCTTCATGCTGCAGCCGGAGTCTGCTTACGCAGATACTTCTCGAATGACTTATTGCACAAGACAAGATCATGGCGCTTCGCACGAAGCAGTTGGATAGCGTGTCCTGGGAGCCACCCGCGCTCGATCAGGGACAGCGCGGAGATGAGGCCCGATCGATTGAGCCCAGCCTGACAGTTGTGGACCAGCGCTCCGTTGACTGTGTAAGTCTCAGCATCTGCTACGGCCAAGTTGTAAACGGTCCCGACGTAGTGCTCGGTGGTATTGGACCTCACGGGCATGAGGTAAAGACCCCTCCAACGGTCTGTCTGATGTTGTGTGGCCCGGGGATTCCACTGGATGTTGTAACCCTGCTTAGCGTTGTCATACCCAGAGTGTCGAGGGGCCAGACTGACCGTGGGAAACTCACCCAGACTAACAAGTATCATGCGTACCTGCTCAGCCAGAGTCCGTGAGATGGTGTGGCAAGTGGTGGCTGACTCAGGCTTTCGGTAGCCGTCGCCATCGACGTAGCCCTCGACCACCGAGATTAGAGGCCAACCTGCAAAAAGAAACTCTGGGAGCCGCTTCTCATCACCTTTGCCAAACCACACCCGCATCGCTGCCGAGACCGTCCTTGAGGCGACGATGACTCGAACATAGTTGTCGTGGTGGATTGTGGTGGGAACAACCCCCATTCTCTCCCAGACCCGAAGCAAGCGACCAAGGTCATCTTTCGGGGAGAGGGTGAAGGAAATGGAGTTCTCCCCCATCGTGCCTCCGTCAGCCGCAAAGAACCCGAGCATCCACGCCGTGTCCGCGTCTGGAATCAGGTCACCAATGGGCTTCAAGCGAGCATCATTACTGAACTTCGGCCAGACCTGGGGGGTAGCCTCGAACTGCGTCGTGTCAAGAGCCGGAGCCACCAAAAAGTCTCCCGCCACCACGTCCTTGGCATCAACCCAGACCGGTTGCTGGCCATAGTGTGCCCTGACTGTAGAGACGTGCTCATAAGACGGCATACCGGGCTTGGCTACGACGCCACCAGAGAAGATGTAGGGGCGCACGATCTGAACAGGATGCTCAGGAGTACAGAGGATGTCCAACGCTCCAACCGACTTTAGGGTGTGCATCGGGCCGTCATACTCGTTCTTGTGGTGATAAGTCACCTTGTGGATGAGGCCGTCGTGTCCGAGCACCTCTGTCGCTGATTCGATAGGTGATGGAGTCAGCCCACCTACGAGTGTTCCCGGAGGGAAGCAGTGGACCAGCGTCTTGCCGTCTTCGAGACACCGGTTTGTGTATCGTACGACGCTGCCCAGTGTGCGCTCGTCAGGGATTTCTGCACCGTCGTAGAGCCGGAACTCAATCCGCTTGGTGTTTGGCCCGAGGGCGTACTGCTCCCACGGATAGAGTGAGACCACATGCTTGAAGTCATCATCGAGCCGGACACCATTGATGCAGCCGCCCATCCAGAGGTTGCCCTCGATGTGGGAGATCAGGGGAACATCGAAGTGTGAACTCTCTGGGCTCCCTTCGTCATAGACAGCGGCGGCGTAGCCCTGGATGTGGTAAGTCTGGAAGTCTGTCTTGGTGTCGTTGTTCATACGGTTCTCCAGAAACGGTTGTGGTGTATTCAAATGGTAGCAGGCTGTCAAGTCCAGTAGCCGGGGTTGTGCCGGTTGGCCTCTACCTCTTCAGCCTTGAACCTGCGTTCCAACTGGGCGTGGATCTTGTCCTGGCTGGCCAGGAAGTCCTTCCACGCCGGGGCGGCAAGGTTTCGCCGATAGGAGCCATGCCAGTACTCATCGACCATGTCTCGGATGTGCCTGTCGCTGACCCCATCCCTGCGCCAAGCCGCGAAGTTCTTTGCCATGGCTGCGGCGTTGAACCTTGCTGCAGGCTCCTCAGGGGAGGCATCTGT